AGAGTCTTGATACTTCGAGCCAAGCACCTCATAGAATTTCTGCTCTTCGCCAGATTGGAGCTTATCAACGATAAATTTGCAGTGATCGTTTAGTGGCAGTTTATCCCATATGGTTGAGAGCTTTCGCTTATTATCGGCTAGAACATATTGCCTAGTTGCAGCATGGACACCCTCAAGAGCGCCCATTCTACTACCCTTGATTCCATACTTTGCGGCTTGCTTTTTTGCATAGCCGAGAAAGGCTTTCATATTCTTGGTATAGAATCTATCCTTGTTTGCCACAATAAACGCCCACGCCGGAGACCCGCATAACTGCATATCATCGTGTGTATGAGCGTGGAGCATATCCAGCGCAATAGTTTCACCCTGACAAGCCAGCTTGATAAATTCAGGCAAAGAATACCAATCGCTATCAATATCGTCGGCTGAGTTTTTAGAGTCATTGTTACCAGATGATTCGCTTAATTGGCGCGGTGACTTGCCAAGCAACAACTCGTTAGTATCTGGCATAAATACGCCTTTGTAATCCATATCAGACGCCGGAGTATCAAGGCCATACAAATGCGACCCATGTATGCATTGAAAGATTTTTTCGTATTTCATTTTGGCCCCACGTAGTAGTCAATTATCATTCTCATCGCTCTTTCAAACAGCTTTGAATTGCCACCAGACAGCAGTGGAATCAAAACCTGCATCTCTCGCATATAAACCTTTGCAAAATCAGGGTCGTATTTAGTTATCGAAATCGAATTATGGATACAGTCTGCAAGCTTAACGGTTTTAGCTTTGTCAGATATACCGGCTAAATGATCACGATCCATAGCCTTGCGAATAGCTCTATTGCCATCTTCAGGCTTTGATACATCCGATAGTTCCACAACCATATCAGCAGCCCACCAAGTAAACCCGGCGTTGATAATGTCCTTACGTGTTGTGTCGGTATCTTCGATGACATCATGTAATATCGCGGCAACTATCTGAGTCACATTATGGTCATCGCAGGTCATAACTATTTTAGCTACGGCTACTGGATGGTTAATGTAAGGCTCGCCAGTATATTTACGCTTCTGCTCTCCATGTGCATCACGTGCAAAGCGGTAGGCATAATCGACTAGGCCCTGGCTTCGCTCGCTGATTATTCCATGTACATCGCTTTCTTCACTCATTTTCCACCCCAATAAAAAACCTCGAACCACCTATTATAATTTCGCAGAGCCACAAGTAACTAAAATTGACACAACGCAAAACATGATATATTGTAACATAACAATGGTGCGATTCAAGCAAATAGGATAAAATATGCAATATGCCGATAAAGATGAGACGATCCCTGTTTACACTACTACTGAATTTAGGCGTGATTCTGCTAGTGTTTATAACCGCGTGGCTGCAACCGGCACGGTGATTATTGAACATCGGGATCGGCCAGATATGGCGCTACTTACTAAGGAGCATCTTGATAATTTGATTGAAGAGGCTAAAGGATTGTAAAAAATGCCGGTCAGCTTTTGAGGAGCGTAACCGGCTTTGTTAAGAGTAATTAACGAGATCTATTATAATGAGTAAATCCTTCATAGTCCATAAAGACAGCTTAAGTGTTTTGGATGATCTCACGGATGAGCAGTGTGGCCAGCTATTCAGAGCTATCAAAGCCTATCAATTAGATGAGCCGATCGACCTACCCTCAATTGTTAAAGTAGCCTTTTCTCCCTTCCGTAGCCAGTTCATTCGCGACAACGATAAGTACCAAAATATTGTAGAGCGCAATAAGAACAACGGTGCAAAGGGTGGTAGGCCAAAGAAACCCAAAGAACCCAGTGGGTTATCTGGTAACCCAGAGAAACCCCAAAAAGCCGATAGTGTTAGTAAGAGTGATAGTGATAGTGATAGTAATAAAGATAGTAAGAGTAAAGAGATTGTAATACCTGACGGTATTAATCAACCGGCCTGGAATGAATGGGTCGTCTATCGGAAATCAAAAAAGAAAACCGTAAGCGCAGCCGCAGCGAAGAAGCAATTTAAGTTACTTTCTAATTACGCTTTTGACGTTCAACAACAGATCATAGATCAATCGATCCAGAATGATTACCAAGGACTATTCGGGCCAAAGGGAAAACCGGCAGTATCCCAGAAGCCCCCACTAATGGATCGACTCAAAGATAGATCATGGGCTAAACACATGGTTCCACAACTAGGAGAGAAAGGATGAAAGACTTAAACGAACACAATAAGGGAGTTTTTCCAGCTAATACAATGCGCGAAAATAACGGTGCCGGCGTCAAATGCCCGGTATGTGCTGAGGAGTTATTAGTCACGCACCCTGGCCAAACGAATTGCAGCAACCCACCAAGCACCCTGGTACATTGCGATGGTTGTGGATATAGCGGCTTGAAGTATTAACCCTTGACAAACTCAGCTATACTGCCGATATACACCAAGGGCTACCCAATGTGGAAAAGTTCAACAAAGATGAGGTACTGGCAAGATCTATCCTTGAATTCGATGATGATTTCAACCATAAGTATTTTTTGCATCAAGGTGCTTACCCTGAGACTCAATTCTGGTGCCCAGTGGATGGCAAATGCTACGCGCCCGTACTTTACAAGGCTCAACCCCGCAGAATACGCCTTAATATCAAGAACAACAATTGTGATAACGAGGCATAATTCGCAAAGAGTTGATATACTGTGATAGAAATAACAGACCTAATTAACGTGGTTAACTAATGATTAATTTGTGGTTAATACTTCGAGATGATGCTAAGCAGCTGATTAACACCTGCCTGAAAACCCCAGAAGAAGAGTATAGTGGTCCAGTTGACACTAAGACCCGGCGCATATTTGAGCGTATGTCAGACTTAGAAAACGTCCAAAAACTATTCAAATCCCCCGATATCAACGGTAATATCTACCACCTCTACTCGCTTTATATCGATTCAGAAGATGCTCAAAAGGCTAAGGATGCGGTTGATTATCTAATCACAGAATACCCCAGCCATATCATTATGGGCGGAGCATGGCGCTGGAATGGTGGCCAGTTACCGGCTTATCCACCGCATCCTCAATTAATCAAGTTAATGCCAGATGTATGGAATAGTGATTTAGAGATATTTGAGACTGCTACGGAAGTAACTGATATTAATTTATTGATGGGCCAATCACCGAGAGACTTTAGCTAATGGGATTAGAGAGCATACGATTATCTGCCCCTCTTTCGAGTGGTACGGGTCTTGCAATAGGAACAGGCTCCGCTACATTCGCAAGGGCTTCAGATGGCACCTTTATTGAAGGCGGGACTGTAAAGACAGCCTCAAGTAATGTGGCGAGATTCCAAAATAGCGCGCTTCTTATGGAGGGGGCCAGGACTAATATCGTTGAAGATTCTGATGACTTTTCCGCGGGGGGTACTCCATGGTCAACGGTCAATGCCACAACAGGAACGGCTGATATAGGAGTTGTGGCACCTGATGGATCGACTGGAGGCGTTTGGAAGTTAACGGCCACAGGGGCGGATCAGCCGCGTGTAGAGATGCTGATTGCAGTACCGGGGAGTGATACTGTCTTTACTTGGTCTGTTTTTGCTAAACGAGGTGATACGGCTTTTTTGGGATTGACACGCTTCAGCACGGGCGCGGGTGCAGTATTTGATCTTGATAACCAAACGATCAACGAAGTCGGAACAATTGAGAGTTCAAAAATCTCGGGTCCGTTTGGCCCCAACTCCGATTGGTTTTTATGTGAGATAACCGAAACGGTCTTAAGTACGGATGCCTTTGCAATCTGGAAGATTAATCAAACGGATTCTGCAACTGATCCCAATTCCGGTAGTATAGGGGATTCTGTCCATATCTGGGGTGCACAGCTAGAGATTGGAGATTTCCGGTCAAGTTATATTAGGACATCGGGTGCATCTGCTACGCGATCTGAGGACCAATTAAGTTATGTATCCGCTAACTGGCCTACTATTGACACAACTTTTACGGCTGCAGTAAATGTTAAGAATCTAAGTGACGGTGCTTTGTCAGGGACAGTGGTTAGTCCTACGGGTGCGACGGGTACAAATGATTTAGGTGTTGATGCCAGTGATCAATTTAGATTCAGATACGGTGGTGTGACCAGTACTGATACGGTGACGAGTACAATAGCGGGTCAGGCACGATCAATTATTACTTGGAATACGGCAGGAAATCAGAATTTATATACAGATACTGTTTTAAGGGATACGGACGCCACAGTGGATGCAGGTGGTGCGGTTACTGAGGTTAGAATAGGAAGATTAGGTGCTGCAAGTAATAATTTCTTTGGTGAGATCAGTAACTTACGTATTTATGATGATGAATTAACCCAGGCAGAGATTGATTTGGAATTGGCGACGAAAACACCGGGCATTGTAAGTTCCATTCCAAATAGTATAATTGGTAGCATGATAGGCAGTATCGTTAACTAAGAGAGAATATTATGACAACGACAGCAAGAATAGTCGCCACCAAGGCAGCTGCTACATACACGGCAAGTATTACAGCAGGTAATGTGGGTAATTTTATTGCCCTAGACCTAGGCGTTAATGAGAGTATCCAGGTATTAGGCAGTGATGCCGCCGGCACAACCTTTAAACCCATTATTTATATCGATCAGGGCGGCTCATCCCGAACGGCGATATTGAACCGAAACAACACCACTATCCAATTAACAGGCCCTATTGATTTCCGTTTCTCCAAAGGTGTTACCGGTGAAGCGGTTGAATTGAGCCAGTACACCTAAAAGAGGCAATTATCATGCCAAGTCATACAGTTCCAGAACGTAAGAAGAAAAAGAAAAAGGTTAAAAAGTAATGCCCCCATTCAAAAGCGAGAAACAGCGCAAGTTCTTATTCGCCAATAAGCCAGAAGTAGCGAAGAAGTTTGCAGCGGACACTCCAAGCAAAAGCAAGAAACGTACCAAGAAGAAGCGTGGACCCAAAGGAGCAACATTTACTTGATGTATGGTATAGTGGATTCACATTCATCGATTTAATACACGATTATGTACACCACGATTGAAGAGTTTAAACAATCGCTAATCCCAAAGCACAGGAAGGTAGATTGTGCAGAGGAATTAACCCCCGGTGATACTATCATCACTCATGAAGGCACGGAGTACATGATTATGGACGTCTTAAACTACAACGATATCTTTGTGATTGAATACGGAGTGTTGCACTAATGACAACAGGAAGGCCAACTTCATACAATGACGAGATGCATCAATCTGCTGTAGATTATGTCAATGGTGGCTATGAAGCGGAAGAACACCCCTTTCCTAGTATAGTTGGGATGGCAGTTATATTAAATGTAGCAAAATCAACACTTTATAAATGGTCTGAAGATGAGAGGGGAGGAAAGCTAGGAAGCTTTTCGGACACGTTGGACCAATGTCAAGACTATCAAGAGCTTAAAGTCATGCATGGAAGCATAACCAATCAACTAAACCCAACCATATCAAAGCTTGTTCTAGCTAACTTTGGTTATCACGATAAAGCGGATAATACTCTAGCCGGTCCTGGCGGAGGCGCTGTTAAAGTTCAAGAGGTTCAGCGAACCATAGTCGATGCGTAAATCAACCACGCTCAACATTCCCACTGCAAAAGTATTCAAACCTTTACTACAGCCCAGTCGCTACAAAGGTGCCTATGGCGGTAGAGGGTCGGCCAAGTCCCACTTCTTTGGTGAAAAGCTTATTGATGACAGTCTTTACGAGAAAGGCTTACTCAGTGTTTGTATACGTGAAGTCCAGAAGTCTCTAAAAGACTCAGCCATGCGACTGATACAGCAGAAGTTAATTGATCTGAGGCTAGGTGAGGCAGACGGGTTCAAAGTATTCAACAATGTTATTGAAACTCCAGGTGATGGCGTCATTATATTCCAGGGTATGCAAGACCACACAGCCGAGAGTATAAAGTCATTGGAAGGCTTCAAGCGCGCATGGATGGAAGAAGCACAAACTATATCCGCCACCAGCCTTAAGCTACTCAGACCCACCATTCGTGCCCCAGACTCAGAGATATGGGCAAGCTGGAACCCAAGACGTAAGAATGACCCTGTTGACATGATGCTAAGACAGGGCACTCCTCCCACTGATTCAATCGTAGTCAGGTCTAATTGGTCTGATAACCCCTGGTTCCCCAAAGTCCTTGAGCAGGAACGATTGGATTGTTTAAGAGATAACCCTGATGACTACGAACATATATGGGATGGCGGGTATGTAACGGTTACTGATGGTGCTTACTTCGCCAGACATCTCGCTATTGCTAAGGCTGAGGGCAGGATAAGCCGAGTGGGTGCTGATCCTTTGATACCTATTCAGCTGTTCTGTGATATCGGCGGTACGGGGGCTAAGTCTGATGCTTTTACTATTTGGGCAGCGCAGTTCATCGGTAAGGAGATACGATGTCTTAAGTACTATGAAGCAGTCGGTCAAGATATTGCTACACATTTGGCATGGATGACAGAGAACGGTTATACACCGGATAGAGCGAGGATTGTTCTACCGCATGATGGCAAAACTAATGATCGAGTGTTTGCGGTATCGTATGAGAGTGCTTTCAAGAATGCAGGTTATACTGTTGAGGTCATACCAAACCAGGGTAAAGGCGCAGCAATGGCCCGTGTTGAAGAGGCTAGACGCTTATTTCCCTTGATCTGGTTTGATGAGGAACACTGTCATGGTGGACTCGATGCACTGGGGTGGTATCATGAGAAGAAAGACGAGGTTAGAAATATAGGACTTGGCCCGGAACATGATTGGGCAAGCCATGGTGCAGATTCATTTGGGTTGATGTGTGTTGCCTATAAACCACCGGTATTGAATAAACCAAAGCCATTAAAGTTTGAGGGTTGGGGCTAATGCCTGATTACAGTGATTACGAAGTTGTCGTTGAATTGCTCAAGAAAGCACAGGATGCCAATGAGAATATCCGTGATCGGGTACGTGAACAGCATGACTTTGTAGATTTAAGGGACGGGCAGTGGGATGTTGAGATAACGAACACGTTCGAGAACCATAAACGTCCTCGATTCACCTTCGACAAAGCTACTCCGATTATTAAACAGATATCGGGTGAGATGAAGAAAGCTGACTTTGGTATTAAAGTATTACCTGCTGGACCGGGCAGTGATAAGGATGTCGCTCAAACACTCAACGGAATGATAAGGAATACTCAGAACATTTCTAATGCTAAGCATATCTTTAATGCTGCCGGAAAGAACATGGTGACCGGTGGGTTTGATGGCTGGCGCGTCGTTCAGAAGTATGTTGATGATGACTCCTTTGACCAGGACTTGATGATTGAAGGTATTCCTAATGCTGTTGACTCGCTGTGGTTAGGTGTCGAAAGTTTAAAGCAGGACGGCTCAGATGCATTGACAGGCTGGCAACTAACTCCCTTATCCACTGATTTGTATAACGCTAAGTACCCTGAAGGCAAAGGTGTTGGGGTTGATACAGGTCGAAGTATCACAAGACAGAATGGACCCTTTCAGAAACCCGATCAGGTTAACGTGGCTGATTTCTATTTCAAAGAACCGATGACTAAGACGTTGGTCATGATGACTGATGGTAAGGTTTACGAAGAGACAGACGAATTCAAGAAGATTAAGGATGAGAAAGCTCAACTTGGCATAACGATTGCACTGGATGATAAAGGTGAGGAGAAGCGGCGTAAGCGTGAAGTCTTTAAGGTGATGCACCGACAGTTTGACGGTAGTGGGTGGTTAACAGAGCCTGTAGAGACTGTGTTTATCTTCATTCCACTCATTCCGACCTATGGCAACTTTAAGGTTAGGGATGGGAAAATCATTTACTTCGGTGCGGTCGAGAAGATCATGGATCCAGGGAGAGTTTATAACTATGCACGATCGAGACAGATTGAAGAGGGAGCATTAAGTCCACGTGATAAGTTATGGATGACAGAGGAGCAAGTGGGCAGTCATTCAACCAGCATTGAGACAATGAACACCAATGCTGATCCTGTTCAACTGTATAATCATGTCCCTGATCAACCTCAGCCTTATAAGATTGGCGGCTCACAAATCAATCAGGGCTTAGCTGAGACTGCGGCGAGTGCTAATGCCGATGTAAGCCAAGCAGCGGGGTTGTTTGCGGCGAATATGGGTGATAACCCGGGCCTTCAGTCAGGGGTAGCCATTGATGCTTTGAAAGAGTCAGGTGACACAGGAAGTATTGATTACTTTGAATCCCAAGAGATTGCTATTTGTCATACGGCGAGAATCCTATTAACGGCCTATCCAAAGTCTCATGATGCAACCAGACAAGCGAGGATATTGGGTGAAGATGATACCGCGAATATCGTGACATTGAATGAGAAGGTACTGGATGAGCAGACCGGTGAAGTGGTTATGCTAAACGACCTCTCGGTGGGTCAGTATGATGTGACGTGTACAGTAGGGAAGTCGTATAAGAACAGACAGCAGGAGACTGTAGCAGCTATAACGGAGGTAGCCACCATTGACCCCTCTATCTTGCAGGAAGCTGGTGATATATTCCTCAGTAACATCACAGCTCCCGGTATGGATTTAGCCGCCGCTAGAAAGCGAGCACAACTATTCAGCGCCGGTATGATCCCTGAAGAACAATGGACCGATGAAGAGAAAGAACAAGCCGCTCAAGCTCAGCAGACTTCAGAGAACCAAGAGCCAAGCCCTGAAATGTTAATAGGTCAAGCGGAGATACTCAAAGCTCAGACAGACGCACAGACAGCCCAGTTCGATCAAGAAGTTAAGAAGGTGGAGCTACAACAAGCGCAGCAGAAGCTAGACCAGGATGGCGCTAAGATTGAACTCAGTGCTCAGGGTCAGCAGATAGACGCAATCTTTAAACAACAAGAACAGCAGATGGAGTTATTGACTAAAGCCACTATTCAAATGGCAACGATTACCAAGGCTTTCGGAGTTGAAGCTATTGGAGGTAGGGCCCCGGCTACGATTATTCAGCAACAAGGGCGTATCGTTGATGAGTTGCAGGATAAGGTTTAGCGACGGTATGGTCGCTTAAAGGTTACTGTGTCGCCCTCACTGACAGGGAAAGGAGGGTAGATAACAGGTGGTTCTTGCTTAGTTATCTTAAGCCACAACCCATGCCAGAAGCCCACCTCTTCATACTCGACCTTAAAGGATGGCAATACCTTTTCAGCCTCAAAGCTGGCAAGGAATATCTTAGTTAACTTCTGTGATTGCGTCTTATTTAATTTAGTCATTTGTCGCCGCCAATACAATGCATTCTTCGCCATTAATCATGAACTTCTCACCAACGGATAAGGTTTCATGTGGCGTCCAGTCTTTCATTTGTTGTAAGATCTCTTCCTCTGAAAACTGAGGGTTCCATACAATGGCAAACACGCCGTTATATCGGTCATGCTTAACTAATACATATCCATCTTCTTTAGTAGCAGCAAAGACCTCTTGAGCTGATTTATTTAACTGTGTAGCGGTGAAAGTTTTCATCGGCTAATCTCGC